GTTGCGGATCGAGACATGGGTCGTGCTGATACAGGGGTGGATGAAATCGAATGGCGATCATCCGACCGACGAATTGTATCAGCTAAAAGCCTCCGTCGAGAAGCGGCTGAGCGAGTGCATCACGACAAGCCAGTTTACCGGCAGGCCGGTTTATAGCGACGCTTATCTGTTGGGCCGGACCATTTCCAATATGGCAATCGGTCCCGGTGTCGTCAGTGTTCCGGTTGGTTCAGGTGACGCCAGTTCCAGGGCTTTCTTCTACCTGCCGGTTGGGTTAGATTTGGTCTACGACGTAAGCGATCCATTTGTGGGGGCTTAAATGAACAACAGCACCAAACAGTACACGGTTGGGCGCGGTAAGCTCTACCTTGGCAAATTCGCGCCCGGCACCGAGACGGTGGTTGGCGGCGAGATGTATTTCGGCAATACACCGTCGATTACAATCGCCGCGACCTATAACGATCTCCCGCATTATAGCAGTGATGACCAAAACCAGTTTCAAGATGATAATTTCACGCTGCGGACCGATCGCAATCTGACCTTCACTTGCGACAATATGTCGATGCAGACCTGGGGTATCATGTTGGGCACTGATCCGATTGATGAGACCCAGACCGCAACCACCGCTGCAACCGAAACCCTGACCGATGTTGCCCTTGGTCGGTACTACCAGCTTGGGATGAGTGCTGCCACGCCGGATGGGTGGGGCACGGTCGATAACGTTGCGATCACGGCCGGCGCGACGCCGGTCGTTGAAGCCGGCAACTACGAGGTCGATTTCGCGAATGGCCGCATCTACATCCTTCCCGATGCGACCGACATCGTTGCAGGCGATGATTTAACCGTTACCTTCGATGCGGTGATGCAGAGCAGTACCTTGGTGGTTGAGAGCGGTGTACCGATCGAGGGATCGCTGCGCTATGTTGCCGACAACCCAAAGGGCGGGAACAAGAATTTGTACTGGCCGCATGTCAAGTTGCAGCCGTCTGGCGATCTGCAACTGAAGGGCGACACTTGGCAGGTGGCGACCTTTACCGGCATGGTAATCCAGCCGACCGATACGCGTAATCGCGTGTACGTCCGCGAGCCGCTGTAGGGCGTGTCTGACCTCCCCGGCTGACGCTTTGCCGGTGAGCGGGGGTTTTGTCGGTTGTACCCTGAACAACCGGCTTCACCGGGGAGGGTGCCATGCCGTTAGTAGAGTTCGCACACAGGCGACGAAAGATACTATTTGATGGCGGCGAGTTTGAGGTCCGCGCAGTCTCGTTGCCTGATGTAGCGGGGATCATCGCGCGCAATCAGGATTCGATGGACCGCATCGCCGCCTTGGTCGAAGCACAACGTTTGGTGGCTGAAGTCACTCCTGCGTCTGAAACTCGGATAGGTGTCGAACTGATTATTAGCCTCATACGAGAGAGTCCGTATGTTGCGGCCGACCTGATCTCGTGCTGTGCTGACGAGCCTGAAGCGTGGGAGATTGCTTATCACTTGCCGCTGACGGTTCAGGTAGAGGCGTTGCAGGCGATTGCCGATCTGACCTTTGCTGATGGAATGGCGTTAAAAAAGTTTATCGCCGACGTGAAAGTGCTGTTGATGGGGATGCTCCCGACTCCAACGGTCACGGCGGCGTAGAGTGGGAGAGTTGGTGCGATCGGATTTATTGGGGGTTGCGCAAAGATGCGAGCTTGCTTGTTGCCGAGGGCAACAGTCGGGCTGAAGTTGAGACATGGCCGTTATCTCGGATTTGGATAGAGGCCGAGATAGCGCGACAACGCATTCGACAACAGTCGGCTTTCGATGTATTGCTCATCCACGTTGCTATCGTTGATGCCGTAGCTGGGGGCGGACATTTACGCAACACGATAGAGGAATTGCTAGATGAGTGATCGCGGCGGCATAACTCAAGACGTATTGCTGCGCATCCGGGCGCAAAACCAAGCTACCGCTGATTTCCGGGCGATTACCTCTGCTGTCAACGACCTCACTAGCGCGCTTGATGCGCAAACCCAAGCGGCTGCGCGGGGAGAGGTCAAGGAGCGCGAGCTTGCTGCGACCGCAGCCAAGCTCAATAAGGCGATAACCGATCTCAAGAGCCTCGCGGCGCTTACCGAGACGTTTAGCAAATTTGATAAGGTACTTGCGGGCGCACAGCAGACTGTCGATAAGACGCGTGAGCGGCTGGCAGGGTTGCAAGCAGCGGGTGCAAAGGCCGGAGAAACACAGGACGCCTTTGCGGCGCGCATTAAAAAAACGACCGACCAGCTTGCTACGCAGGAAGCCTATCTCGCTAAGAAACAGGCAGAGTATCAGGCGCTCGGTGAGGCGTTACGGAAGGTCGGTGTTGATACTAACAATCTTAACGCCGCCATCGCGAAGCTGGGCACGGTGTTCGATCAGGCGCAGGCCGGCGTCACCCAACTATCGAACGCGACACTAAACTATTCGGCAAATCTGAAAGCTCACAACGCTGAAACCGAGAAGGCGGTTGCGGCGAAGAAGGCTCTGACCGATCAGGAGAATGTAAACGCCGCTGCGGTCCAGCGGGCTAACGAGGCGTACAAGCAGCGCCAAGCCGCGATGCTCGGGGCGGGCGAGAAAGATCGTGCTGCGGAACAGGCGGCGGGGCGGGAGAGAGTCGCGGCTGCCGAGAGAACCGCAAAACTTCAGGCCGACAATATTGCCCAAGCCGAGAAGGTGGCTGAGCGGGCGCGGGCAAAGCGTATACAGGACATCAAGGCCGAAAATGACGCCAGCCTTCGGTCTTTCAACGAGCGACGCGATCAAGCGGTTGCGGCCGAGAAAGCGGTTGAGCACGAACGTGCGGCTGCGGCCGATCGGGCAAGACAGCGCGACCGGGAGGCGCGTGACACCTTCGACAAGTGGCGTAAGGATCGGATCGAAGGGTCAAAGGCGGTCCGCAAAGCGGCTGAGGAGGAAGAACCGAGGGTACGGGCCGGAACGCCAGAGGGAACACGCCGTACCGACGCGCTGGGTCGAGTTGGGCGCGGCGAAGGCGCGGCCAGGGGCCTGTTCAACCTGCGTCCTTACGAACTTACGAACTTAGGTTATCAAATTAACGACATAGTAGCTGGTTTTATCGCTGGTCAAAATTCAGCGCAAATATTCGCGCAGCAGGGGCCACAGGTAGTTCAAATATTCGGGAGGGCTGTACTACGGTGGCTGCCACTAGTCGGTGCGGCTGCTGCCGCTGCCGCAGTATCGTTCGGTGCTTTATCTCGCGCGTTCCGTGAAGTTAGTTCGAACCGCGAGTTCGAAGGGCTTATTCGCGGTACTGCGGATGCTATAGGCTACAACTCCGAACAGTTGACAAAGTACACGAAGCAAATTCGTGACATGGGTGTTGCTTGGGCTGACGCGCAGAAGTTTGTCGGGCGGGCAGTCGGAGGAGGTATTGGGGAAGGCCGCATAACACAGATTGGCCAACTTGCTCAAGACGTTGCCGATGTAAGAAAGGTCGATTTCGGCGAAGCCTCACAGAAGATTATCGAAGGGCTTGACGGCACCCGCGCCGGCTTAATGCGGGTGGTTGACGCTTACCACCTTCTGTCGGACCCGGAACGCAAACGCGTCAATGATCTGTTCGATCAGGGTAAAGCCGAAGAAGCGATGATCTATGCCCTGGATCGCGCGTCGGCCCGGATGCGCGACGCGGCAAAGACAGCCATTGATCCAACCACGAAGTCGGTCCGCGCACTCTCGCAAGCATGGGACGACATGCTTGTGGCCGTGAGTAAGACTGGTGCGTTTCAAACTGTTCATACCGCACTTGTAATGTTTATCGATGATCTTGGCGGACTTGCCAAGGAAATCGACCGGATAACGAAATCCGAAAAACCGTGGTCCGAGTTCTGGAGCAGCTTCTTCAGTCCGGTTACAAAGCAAATTCAGAGCCGTCTTAACCTACCTCTGTTTCCGCCCACCGGTAGCACGACAACCCCATCCACTACAACCTCAGCCACGGCTGCCGATGCAAGTGCCGCGAGTCGGTTTAGTGCGGCTGGACTGAAAATCGATACGGAAAGTCTCAAGACACTTGCTAATTTGATTGCCGAGGCGGCGCAAACTTTACCCCCCGGTTATCGCGTCGAGGCGATTTCAACAGAACGAGAACCCGGTGCGCCAGTAGCGGGTACTAATACACCGTCAGAGCATGGATACGGTCGGGCGATCGATATTAAAATCGTTGGTCCCGAGGGCGACGTTCCTGGTTACATGAAAAAGGGCGGGCCGCTCTACCAGCAACTTGATGCGGCGATACTGGAGCTTGCCAACAAATACGGCATTGGGCCGATCGCGATCGGATCGACGTTTAGCAACAGGGTCGATGCCGGCCATTACAGTCTTGGCGGTTCAGAAGCCGCAACAAATGCTAATCGCCGAGGAGACACTACCACCGGCACCGGGCCAGTCAGGACCGGCGCGCCGCCTGAGCAGAAGACGGCGGCGGACGAGCGGATCAGGGCTGGTCGAGAGCAACGCGCTATCGAGGAAGCGATCACGCTTGAGCAGAAGCGTCAAGCCGAGCTTACCAAGATAACGAACGAGGAACGCGAGAAAGGCGGAACGAAAGAGCAGCAGGACGAGAATATCCGGCTGCGTATGCGCGAAGTTGATACTCGGCTATTAACCGAGCGCCTACAGAAAGAGGATGAGGATCGCAAGCAGGCGATCGATAATGCACGCCACCTAAACGAGATCAGGGCGGCAGGCCAGCGAGCCGTGAACGCAGCGCGGGCGCAGCCGGGGGGCGGTCTGCTGGGGTACGACCAGCTTGAGACAATTCGTAAGCGTGGCGAAAGCAATGAGGCCGATCGGCTTAAACGGCTCGATGATGAGCAGGAGCGACTGAACGGGCTTCGGCGGCAACTGGATCAATTGAACAAAGGTCTTGATTCGAAGAACGCCAGTGAGCTTGAGGCTGCTTTACGTGCTGTCGATGCGCAGTACGAGGCCATTTACGACAGCCAGAAAAAACTGTCGGAACAGGCGACGGACGCGACCAAGGCTCAGATTGCGGCGATGAAGCCGCTGATCGACGCCTCAAAGGCCCGTGCCCAGGATGAGGCGCGTATCGAGTCCGCCCGTAAGCAAGCTCAGACATCGCTACAGACACGCGCAACGCTCGAACAGACTTACAACAAGCTCGCTGAAGACGGCGCTATCAGCATTACCGAAGCGCAACAGAAGATTAAGGAGGGGTACGAGGCGACCGCTGATTCAATTCTCAAGGCGGCGGAAGCTCTTGAGAAGATGGTCGCGACCGACAAGACGCTCTCCCCCGAACGCGTGGCTGAGTACACAGCCGAAGCTAAGAAGCTGCGAGCGGAAGTGGCGTATGTCGATCCTGATATTAAAGCTCTTAGAAAGACCATATCCGACTCGATCGTTGATAACGCGGGTAAAGCCTTTGACACCGTGGCTGAGGCGCTTGGCGGGGTTATCGCCAAGACCAAGACCTGGAAGGATGTCTGGGTCTCGATGCGGACAGCGGCGGCGGATTTCTTCGCCGGCATCCTAAAGGACATCGCGAGCTACATCATCAAGGCCCAGCTTGCCAAGGCCGTGTCGTCCTTTATGCCGGGTCTTGGCAGTATCTTTGGCACGACCGCTGCGTCTAGCGGTACGGCGGCGGTAGCGAGCACAGCCACTACGGCGGGCACGTCCACGGCGGCGCTTGCCGTTCTGCATAGCGGTGGCATCGTCGGTAACGACAACGTGCCGACACGGCGCGTCCCGACCGCATGGTTTGCCAACGCCCCGCGTTACCACTCAGGCACCGTGGTCGGGCTGGGGGCCAATGAGCGGGCCGCTATTCTGCAACGCGGCGAGGAGGTCGTTACGGCCGACAACCCGCGCCACGCTCGCAACTGGACGAGAACAAGTCAGTCGGCCCCCGTGGCGATCCGCAACGTCCTTGTCCTTGATGAGGGGATGATCCCGCAGGCGATGGCAGGATCGCATGGCGAGCGAACCACGATGGCGCACGTCACGAAGAACATCGCGACCATCCGGCAGATGGTGCGCTGATGGACGATTACGCTGTTTGGTCGATACCTCCGGATTGGACTAACGGCGTTACCGAGACGCTGGAGTATCTGACTGCTATAAATATATCGGTAGACGGACACGAACAGCGGCGTGGTCTACGTCATAGGCCACGCCAGATGATCGAATACAACTATATATTAAACGGGCCGCACCGGACGTACTTTGACTTACTGACATTGCGGGCTGCCGGCTCACCGCTTTATGTACCGCTGTGGTACGAACCAGTACCGCTCAAGTTGGATGCCACGATCGGTGATACAGTGGTCTGGTGCGACACGATATACACCGAACTGTTTGCGGCTAAATATTGTTTTATTCGCGGGCCGCAGCCGTGGGACTATGAGGTCAAGGAGATATTTGGTATTTCCTTTTACGGGGTATCGTTTGAAACCGGATTAGAGAAAGAATGGAAAAAAGGAACATTTGTTTATCCGATGCGGTTATGTCGAGTTGAGTCGCAGGCACGATCAACCCATCGCACTCACCTTGTAATGCAGGCGACGGTACGGTTCGAGTCAATCGATCTGGCGACGCCGCCGATCCTTCCCGACCTCGTGCCGCTCTATCTTGAACATTACGTGCTTGAAACCAACCCGAACGAGGCGGAAGACCTTCAATACGATTACGGCCGTATCAATGTGGTGCTTGATAATCAAATGGGGATACCGGCGTTATACGACGTGGCTGGTTACACCCAACAGCAATTCCACTGGTGGGCGAAGGGCAGGGAGAATCAGCACACACTTCGTAACTTGTTTCATGTGCTAGCCGGTCGGCGAGTGCCGATATGGGTTCCAACATTTTATCGCGACCTCGAACCTATATATTGGGAAAACGACGTTTTACATATCGTTTATTGTGGGTTCACCGATCTTGGGGGATCGTTTACGGCTCGTATGAATATTGTTATTGAACTTCGCAACGGTACGAGGATATATCGACAAATTATACAATCTGCGGTCGAGGGCGCTAATGAAGGTGAGGCGCTGCGGCTCGATGCGGCATTAGATAATAGTTTTACAGTTGATGATATTCGCCGGATTAGTTTTCTCGCGTTCTCACGGCTTGATCAGGATACGGTTGAATTTACCCATCACACCGATACAGGCGGCTTGACAACGGCGACTACTACGTTCCGAATGATATCCGATATTTTTACGGCTGTGCGTCATAAAGGCGGGCCGTTTTATAACTTAGATCCTGATCTAACTACTGCCTTTTCGGAGTATACGTTGACGACGCTGCCCGACACGGCAAATACATTGTTGGTAGCTGGGTGGGTAGGCTATGCTAACACCGTTGTTGGTCACAACTGGACTGTGTGGTTTCTTCAGAACACACCCGGCACTCTTATGGCGTTCTCGGTGGGTGATGGGACGACTATTCCATTGGGTCATTTCGGGTTGCTAATTACGCTGTTTGACTCCGAGAGTACACATATACTCGATGGATACGTTGATATCCCGGTTGACCTGACCTCTGGTTGGCACAGTTACGCCGTGTCAGTTGACACAACCACGCAAACCATACAGATAGTGGTTGATAGAAAACTTTATCCCGTTGGGCCATATCTTCTATGGGACTCTTCTGCACCTATCGGTGCATTTAATACACCGAACGAACAGTTTGAATACGGTGGAACGCAATCCGGTTTGGATACTGAAGATACGCCGCCTGCGTTAGATTATCAGGGACCGCATAACATAACGCTCAAGCCATTTTCGCCTGACGTATTTATCGGCGCTTTTCGTTTTGGCATGGGCGAGCCGTTTTTTGATCTCACGGTGGACGCCAATTTAG